CACCGATCAGCGGCGCCACCCAATTATGTTGTTGATGGTGATGGTGGTGGTGACGATGTCGTTGTCTATCATGCCCTTGTGCCATGGCGCTGGACGCTACGACCAGTAGGCCTAGAGCAATTACTCCCATTAGTGCTTTTTTCATAGCAGTGTTCTCCTCTTGGTATTTACCAGGGGATCAAAAGTCCCCTGGTGCCACTTGCAACACACGCACACCCTGGGCACGAATGGCGTCAACTACCTGAGTACGGTCGTCAAACCACAGATATGGATTACCATAGTCTTGACGGATTTCTTCCAGCAGTTCAACCTTGACAATCGAGTCCTGCCTGTAATCTCCTGCCCTGCGCATGTACAGCGCATGGAAAGGGATTTCATTGGCATCCATCCAGGCCACAGTACGATCACGGGTTTCGCTTCCGCGTCCAGAACACAGGATGACCTTATGCCCTGTACCAGTTCCGTAGAACGTTTTCAGCAGGAACACAATGTCTTCATGCACTGTGTCGCGATCCATGCCAGCATTGAATGCCTTCCAGTTTTTGGGCTTGTTGGCAACCCACTGGCGTCTGTGCTCGATGTTGGCGAGCGTGCCATCGATATCGAAAACTACAATTTTATGCATCTCGCCCTCCATGTTTGTGTTTAACATGCCCAAATTATAGCACAATTTGGGCCTGTGTCAACCTTTATTTTGGCAAGAGCTAAGTCATTGTATTTCAAAGAGATTTTGTGTTGAGTTTTTGTTAACAAAACGAACATCCCATGCAATAACGGTTCTATGCCCGGTGCCCTTCCATGGGTAAACAGTGTGAGCAAGATGACTTGGAAACACAATGCACTGCTTGACATTTGGACTCATCATGAATGTATCTGTGAATACAAATCTAGGAATGTCTCTAGACACCGGCAACCTAAGTTCCAACTTGCCGTCAGTAACTGAACTGAGTGGATCAAATTGTGGACTATCAATGTAGATGTTGCCAGATATGTTTGCATCGTGCACATGCAGAGCTTGGTACTGCCCTTGTGACTGTTTGATGGTCCACGCAGACGCCAACACCGGCTTGAGTCGGCTGAGATCAAATGCTGTAGTTGTGCCCAAGTTGTCTAGATAGCGTTGTGCAAGATTTTCAACATAATCTCTCAGAGGTGCAATGTCAATGCCCAAGGATTCGTGCGCAGGCAACAATTGAATCTGTTGACCTCCTCGAACGCTGATAGACTGATCTCCAGCGTCATTCAAATCAATACGTTCGTGCGCACGTACTGTGATATCAATCAATTTCTGAAAGATTGATTCTGGTACATCATCTACACCAACGATGGTTGGATTGAAATAAGCGAACTTCATTTATGTTTTCCTTGTTTCCAATGCGGCTTTCTTCTTTGAAGGTTTTGATTCTGATTGCCGATTTTTTAGAATTTCTTTCTCTAATTCTTGTTTGAGACGATCTATTAGATCCTCCAACGTCTTGAGTTCTGCTCTTTGTTTTTCAAGCACAAACTCAAGTTCAATCAACTTATGCCGAGTTTTCTTCAACCCAAAAAAATCAAACATGATTGTCCTTTACCAGTTAGAAACATCCGTTGTATCTACTGCAACATCTTTCGATTCTCCTGCTAGGTCAAGGGTAAACTTGAATCGCATGCTGGGGCCAATGCCCGATTCGTGCGATACTTCGATAGTAAAGTCATTTACGCCTGTGAAGTGGTTGACCATTTCAGCCATCTGCAAGATCTGCTTGCGTGTTAGATGTACTACCACTGGCCCTAACGTGGCTTCTCGATCTCCGTGTATCACTGGATCTGCTACAAACTTGGGTTTCTTTGCCATGATATTTCCTTAAAAACTATTGAACAGGTATGCGGCTGTGCCAAACATGGTAGCCATATGCACCAGTTGATCAAATCCAACTACCACAAAGAACCAATGTGTTTCTCCTGCCTTCCATAAGCGACTGGTGATACGACTGGTAACATAATCAGTAGCACCATGTGCCACTGTGTTCACAGCCAACCAGATGAGAGAGATGCTGCCAAGTGTGACCAACAGTATCAGTCCCATCACCAGGCCATATGTGGTGACATGGCTGATCAACCACTTGTTGCTGGTACTCTTGTTTTTGGCCATCTGATCTGTTTGCGCAATAAAGTCGGCGACCCAATGCGCAAACAGGATAGCAAATACCACTTGCAGGCTGATCACGATTCAAACACCTCACGGTCATACTTCTCGCGTAGCTTATCAAGCAGTCCGTTGTTGTCTATAGCATCACGGAGAACTTTTTCTATCAGTTGGTTGAAAGTGATGTCTTGTTCGTGTGCCAGCTTCATCAGTTCATATGCGGTTTCGTCCGGCAAGTCGATCGGAATGACCACACGGGTATCGTATTCTTCTCCAGCCACAATGGCAGTTGACTTTTGGATCCAGTCGTCGTCGGTTTCAAGGTCAGTCCACTTTACATCGTCCCAGGCCTGCATGTTATCAGTGCCACGTTCCTTGGCTTCTGCTGACATTGCGTCAGCGTACTCTGGGTTGATCAAGCGATAGCAACGATCATTGCGATAGTCGCTGATTTCTGCGGTATACACTATCTGTGTATCGGCATCAAACACAATGCTGGCGCTGTACTGACCTGAAACTTCGCAGTCAAGCCATCTAGCCATTCGGCCAAAACATTGCCAGCCGTATTCACTGCCGCCAGTGATACGATAATTGACTATTTCCAAGAACTCTGCAATGGTGATCATATCTTTGCCTTTATTTTGTCTGCTTCAACATTATATACGTCTAGTGGAGCAGTGTCAACATCACTGACGTCCACTCCTTCTCCACGAAACCATTTGATGTTTTCTTCCAGTTCCTTTTCAAAGGAACCTTCATCATTTGGGTCCGTCGGATGCTCCGGCGTCATTATGCGGCGAATCTTCATCTTCGTCCTCTGGTAAGGTTGCTTCTAGCAAACGAATCAACTGTCTTGTGCCTGATTCAGCCATGGTCAGCGTAATCACTGATCCGTTGCATGAAACTTTTAGAACTGTGTTGGTATCGTTGTCAACACCAACTGTGTAACCTGATTCAAGCATAGCTGTCTCCGCGGGTGTGTCTGGAATAATAGGAGTAGTCCACAAAGGTGTTTCCACCTTTGTGTCGTACTTCCTTCGACTAAAAAAGTCAAACATTATGCATCTCCGTCAAAGTGGTAACTCCACTTGGTTCCATTCCACAGGCCACGCACTTCATCGATGCGAGTCTGCGAGCTAGTACCCTTACGGATGAAATCCAAGATCATTGATCGAGTATCTTTACCGTTGAACTTACCAAACACAATCGGAGCCGCAAACGGATCCTGCTTCTGGATAGTAGGCATCCACTGTAGTGCATACTCTTTACGATCCAGACCGCTGGCAACCACTGTGGCAAAGTAGCGATCATACAGTTCCACTTGGTAGGCAACGCCTTCCCAGAACGCATTCTCAAACTTTTCCACACGCCGACGATCATCTTCAAGCATGAAGCTCTTGATGTCATCTAGCTTTTCGTCCAAGAGCATTTCTACCACGTCTTTTTCAAACGTGAGCTTGTCCTTGGTCTTGTGTATACGCAAGTACCAGTCGCCTTTGATCTTGACCATGTGGCCACTTTCAAAGCGGATAATCCATCCTTCAATGTCCTCGCTTGCACGAGTTTCATTGATCAGCAGTTCCATGTTCTCTGGAGTACCTTCGTAAGAACGCACCACAGGAATACCATACTGGTTGCCAAATGACTCCAGTCGGTTGTAGAACACGTAGGTACCGTCTCGCACATCACGCATGGCAATCAACACCAACCGGTCAGTTGGGTAATCAATCACGATGCGTTGCTGGCGCGAGCACCATTCAAAAATAGGAGTCAATCCCAAGTTGAAACAGTCACGAGCCATGAGTTCGTATTCTGGATGGCGGGCCACAAACTCTTCAGCCTGCATGCTCACATCAGTGATACCCATCTTGGTTGCCCAGCGCACATGCTCACCCACAAGAAAAGGGCGGATCATTGAACCATCAAGCTTCTCAAGGATCACATGTGACTCTGTCAAGTCTACAAATCGCTGTTGTGTTTCATCGCGCTCATTTACGTTGAAAAACTTGTGAAGTGGGCGCGACAAGATGCGACCATTCTTGTCAAAGAAGATACCGCGACATTCACGACGTATAGCCGCCGCTTGGTCTGTTACATCTGGAAAGGTGTCGGTACCAGCCACCACATAGTTTACCACAGTACCCCATTCGCGTTCAGCAAAGATAAATTCCTTTGCGTCTGCCAATACGGCACGTACTTGGTCGATGTGTTCGATCCGAGGAAATTCATAGTGTTGCATTGTGTTTTCCTAGTTATGATGCGTGATGCTAGCAAAGCCTTCTTCTTCTAGCGGGTGTTCGTAATTCTCTAACATGCTATCAATCACACGCTGTGGAATGGCTTTACCTGTTGCCACGGCTCGTTTGAATTGACGCTGATGTAATTCATGCGCATCTGGCATGAACACATGAGCATCTACAGTATAACCTGCATCCAGCAATCTGCCAACCTTTTTCAAGCGACTCTTGCGAGTCATGTTGGTTTGATCCCACACAATATCCTTATCCTGGGCCAGCGCCGAGGCAAGCCGTGCCTCCATGTCCTGTTCAGCGTTTTTGATTTCACGCTTGAACATCTCACCATAGGTGACACCCTCACGTGCGGCAACATCTTCGATCCACTTGTCCGTGGAAATGTGTACCCAATCGTCGGGAGATAAGGCGCTGGCCCAAGTGGATTTTCCAGACCCTGGTGGTCCAATAAGAAAGAGTGCGTTTTTCATTGTTTCATTATAGATGTATTATGCGCCCATGTCAACCGGAAATTTCACAAAAAAAGCCACTGTTTCCAGTGGCTTAAAGTTTTCAGGAGTTAATTATTATGGATGTCTAATAATTAGACAGTGATGCCCAAGGACTGCGCCTTGTACGCAAGAGCAACCATCTTGCGGCTTGCATTGCCATGGCGATATTCAGTGACCTGAACGCCATTACCAGCCTTGCGTGGGTTAGCATAAACAGCATAACCACGATTACGAATCACAGAGATCGTAGCTGTTGGGTTCTTGATACCAAAACGCTTGGCAATCGCTGCCTCGGTAAGGGTTTCGCCCTCAAGGACCAGAGCCTTGAAGAGCTTGCCCTGCTTGGTAGAAAGGTCGAAAGACCTGATTGACTTAGTCTGATGAGTCATTTTAGTTTCCTTAATCTTCGACTGAGACTCAGTCTCATATCGTACGTGTATTATGCACTATGCTAGTCTGCAAGTCAACACTGTTGACAGCCGTTTCAAAAAGAAAGGACCCGTTAAGGTCCTTTCCGTTTTGCTTGCTATAAAATTATCAGCTCTTTTGGTTGATGAACTGATTTAGCTCGCCTGCCTTTTTGGTAATCTCATCCATGGTTGGCATGGCTGGAAGGTCAGGCATGGGAGGTAGATCACTCTTGCCTTCAATTGCAATAGAGCACTTGTAATTGTATTCCTGCATGACCAAGTCGCGCTTGGAATGGAATTCCTGTTCCAGCAATTCCTTTGCCATCTTCAGCAGTTCGAGACGGATTTCGTATCCAGATTGTGCCATTTTACTTCTCCTAATGTGTATGTGTCACTCTGTGACGCATCTGTAGTGGAAGGCGCTTCTGTTGCTAGGTGCACCTTCCGGAACCCCGAGGTCTTACGCCGCTAGGCGAGTGTCCTCATAAAATGCGTTATCGTTTGCATTTAGACGTTTTGCTTCTACGACCGAGTTGCCCCAATCCTACGGCTTCTGCTTTGCCGGTAACTCTTTTAACCTTTGCCTGCCCAATCGATCCTAGTTCAGCCCCATCAGAAACACACTTACATCTATGCATACCAAGTGTGCTTTTGGTGGAGCTGCCGGGTACTGCCCCCGGGTCTTGAACACACGTATACGTTAACGTCAACGCTACAAGTATATTTATACAGCATCAGGCACTATCCTGTCAATCAGTTCCTGCCAGGAAATGTTGGGCAAGAAGCTCACACTGAGAACCGCACGATTCACAGGAACACCTTTGAAGTCTACCACATGAGGGATATCTGTTCTGACCCAGTATCCCTGATTCACAGGCAACTGACTGGTCCATACCGGAACAGGTTGTGTTTCATACTTGGGGGGTACAAGATACTTTTCGTTTGGTTTGGCAGGATTGCCTACTTCCCAAATCAGTTTGTCTTCGGGGATTTCTTCATACCATGCCATGGTTCCTGAAAACATGTTGAGAGGAAAATTCAACCGAACAGGGCGAGGTTTGTTTTCTCGTGTGTCAATATGTATACCACTGCGTTCGTCTTTTATTCCAGCAAATGCAGAGATATACACTATCTCCAACCCGTATACCTGCCCCCAATCCTGCAACTGTTTCCATAGTACACTTTGTCGTTGCACATGATTTGGAAACAAATATGTGTAATGGCTGCGACGTTCTTTTCGCCTATCTTCAAAATCAATGTGTGATTTCCAGTAGGCTATACCTGCATCATCTAGCTGTGGGCCGTCAAATTCCCAAAGATAATCCTTGTGATATTTTACCGAATCAGCTTCAACTAAAAATGCCTGTGCCATTATTGAACCTCTGGTGCTGGCTCGGTTGGCTGAACAGGTTCGGGTTGAGTTGCACCGCAATGAGGGCAAGCCTGTCCTTGATAATTGATTTCTTCTTTACCAGTAGTTGAGCACTGGTGCTTCCATAGTTCAACGGCCATGATGTATTCTCCTTAGTAAGAATATTTACCAATTAATCGTTATGGTCGCTGGCCAACAAATGACAGCGGAATGTGTTACCCATGTTGATCACAGCATGTTCAAAATCATTGGCCTTGAGTTCCCAAACTTGTCCGTCTGCTGGAACATGTATTGCTTCTATTCCAGCAGACACATCCGCAGCCAGCTTGGAAAGCAACAGGGCACCTTCATTGGTCCACAAGGTTATGTGATAACGCTGACCGCTCTGTGGATCTTTGTGCCAGGATATGTGCTTGCCTGGACCTCTGTTATGAAGTCTAAATTTACGCAGTCCTTTATTGCTTCTCTCACTTAGCTGAGTATAGATATGATGCAGATATCCTCCGCGGAGTTCTTGCACAAACTCAGTGAACTCTGATTCTTTGTATTTGTTTGCATACCTATAGGGCTGGGCCGCTTCAGTAAAAAATCTGTCTCGTCCTTCCTTTTCCGGACGGTGCACGAGATTGATGTCAAAATCCCGCCCAATCCAAGTATTTGGATCTTCGTACAATATCTGACTCATAAGATACCTGTATTCTTCTAGTACCTTATCAATGTCGTATTTCAAATCAATTGGAAAACAAAATTCAGCCATCTTCGCCTATTACGTTACCGCGTTGTGTTTGTAGAACAGTCTTATGTCCCCACAGTTGCTTGATATTTATAAGCATATTTAACCACGAGTCACTCAGGCTTCGGCCTTTCCGTCTGTAGTAGGTCAGCACCAATTTTCTTGTGTTGTGTATATCTGCGCTGGTTACTTCTATCTTTGGTGACCATTCTTCAAGCTCGTACTGCTCAGCCAGTGTGGTACGAATGTACTTGTACCCATTTAGATCATGGATGGCACCAATTTGATATTCTTCAAGTCGAGCATCGTCAACCAACAAGAACAATCGTAGCTTGCGTATGAGATGTGGACTCAGGAACTGTCGTATGAAACTTTCGTCTCTATAATTGGCCACTGCATCCAGACAAACTTCCAGCCAGTCTTTTCCAATCAGGCCCGGGAACCATTCCTTGTCTTCTTCAGTTGGTGCAGTGCAGATCCTGCGAATGTCCTGGAAGATTTCAAAACCAAGATAGTAAGGATTCATTCCAGAATAGTATGGACTGTTGAATGCTGGTTGCCAAAGCACACTGGTATGCAACTGCAGGAACTCTAACATGGCGCCGTCTGAAAGCAGACCTTTTTCATATAGCCTGTTCATGATGTAGTAGTGAGTAAAGCTGGCCCAGCCTTCGTTCATGACCTTGGTCTGGTACTGTGGATAGAAATACTGTGCAGTTTTACGCACAATGCGTAGCAACTCGCGTTGCCAGCCTTCTAACACAGGACTGTTCTTCTCTAGGAAGTAAAGTATATTTTCTTCTGGATGTAACGGGAACTTGATCTCATCAACAGAAGTTTCTTGAGCATGACCAGGAAGTGTCCGCCACAGGTCATTTACTGTTTGCTGTAGATATTCCACACGCTCTTTCTGTCGTTCACTTTCCTCTAAGAGGCTCAGCTTACGAGGACGCTTGTAACGATCAACACCATTCATCATAAGACTGTGTGCGGCATCAAGTGTTTGCTCTACTGCTTCTTCGCCGTAGCGTTCTTCGCATTGAGCCACATAGTTTTTAGCAAATACCAAATAGTCAATGATTCCATCTGCGTCAGTCCATTGCTTGAACAAATGATTGTTCTTGAAGAAATGATTGTGCCCAAATGCCGCGTGTGCAATCACTAGTACCTGTGTACAGGCTGTGTTTTCTTCCATTAGATAGTTGATGCAAGGATTGCTGTTGATGACCAATTCATATGCTAGGCCACGCTTGCCTTTTTGATACAAGTCTCGTTCGCGGCTAAACTTCTTACCAAAACTCCAGTGCTTGTAGAATATGGGCATGCCAACACTGGCATAGGCATCAAGCATTTGCTCGCTGGATATAATTTCAATTTGATTCTTGTAGGTATCTAAATGTAGTTCTTCTTTTGCTATGATTGCGCACTCTTGTATGGCACGTTCAATCATCTCATAACTCCACTCAGAGCCGGAGAACAGAGGTTGGGTCATTGATTAATCTCCCGCTTGAAAACTTCTCTAAAGGTTGGAACCACTGTGTTAACATGATCCATGCGTATATGGCATAATTGCGGAAAATTCTCAGCTAGGCGTTGCATGATGGTCCATACTGCTGTGTCGTGTATGCCATAGGTGAACTGAGCCTGATGAGGTGCTTCTCTAACTTCTGCATAAACATAATATTGGACTTTGGGCAACAGACTCTGCATGATATCAATCACCTGTTCGTTGTCACTGGTGTAGTTGTCGCCATCACTGGCTTGCACAACATAGATGTTCCAGGCATCCAATGGATATCGAGTGTTGATAATGTCATTGACCAGTTCAAGTCCTGTGCTGATCACAGTGCCGCCGGACTCTTGGCTGTTGAAAAACTCGTCTTCGTCACACTCTTTGGCAACTTCTGTGTGCCGTACAAATACAATATCCACCTTGTCGTACTTGCGTTGTAGAAAAAGATACAGCAATAGATAGAAACGCTTGGCAATTTCTTTTTCAACTTCTCCCATAGACCCTGACACATCCATAAGACAAAACATCACCGCCTGTGCATTTGGTATGGGTTGATTTTCCCAACGTCGATAACGCATGTCAATTGGATCAACCCAAGGAACCACCATACGCTTGCGCAATAAGGCTTCCATTTCTTCTATGTGCTTTTGTTTCTCTTCGCCTTCAGACACATCTATCAACATCTGCACAGTTTCAATTTCATCATCCGAAGGGCGCCGCAGTGCCAATCGTCTACCAAGACTATTTTTTAGACTGCGCACTAGATCCAATGCGCTTGGACTACCACTGACTTGATATCCGGCACGATTTCTTTGAAAAGCCACTGCTGCCTTTTCTGATTTCTTGATCATGTCCGGAAGTTCTAGATCTTCAAATACCAAGTCTAGGTATTCGTCTCTGGATATTGAAAAGCGGAAGTCATCCTGACCACCACCTTGGTTACTGCCTTGTTTACCTGCGCCCTTGCCGCCGCCTTTGGGAGGCTTAGATATAGAATCACCTACCCCAAACTCCTTGTTACCTGGTAGAATGCGTTCCCATTCTCCTGTGCTACGATCGTAATCAAAGCTGGGTTCGTTGATGCCATCACCTGGCACTGAAATATCAGTGCCATCTTTGCTTTTGATTTTGCGTGTGTTCATTGCCTCACGAACTTGATCTCGTAAGTATTTGCGCACACGCTTTAGAAAGCGTTGACGATTTGGTAGGTTTTTGCCGCTAGGATTTTTCCTGCGATCTATAATTGAATAGTCTGCCATCAGATGTCATGAGCTCTTTTGTACACGCATGTACCATTCAACAAGTCTCTTAACCTGCTTAGGAGTATAACCCTTGGCTGTCATACGCTCAACAAAATGCTCGTGCTTCTTTTGGTCTTCACTATTGCTCTTGGCAGCAAAGGAAATGATTGGCAGTAACTCTTCTGTGCTGGCAAACATTTTCTTTTCAATCACTTCACGCAATTTCTCATAGCTGGTCCACTTGACAATCCCACCCTTGTTAGACGCCCGAACACGTAGCACAAAATTTACTACTTCGTTACGGAAATCTTTGGGATTGGCAATGCCTGCTGGCTTCTCAATCTTTTCCAGTTCCTTGTTAAGGATTTCTCTATCAAACAAGTTACCAGTGTCTGGATCTTTGAAATCAATTTCCTGTATCCATGCATCGGCATACTCTACATAACGATCAAACAAGTTCTGTCCATAGTCGCTGTAGCTTTCAAGATATGCCTTTTGTATTTCATGACCAATGAATTCAGCATACTTGGGACTCAGGTATTCTTTGATGAAGTCGATGTATTCGTTTTGTTTTTCGTCTGAGTATTGTTCGCGTCGGATGGCATCTTCCAAAACATACATGAGGTGCACCGGGTCGGCCGAAACTTCAGCGGCATCAAAGTTGAATGTCTTTGACAGCACTTTGAAGGCAAAGCGAGTTGAGATTCCTTCCATTCCTTCATCAACGCCAGCGGCATCTCGATACTCTTGCATGCTCTTAGCTTTTGGATCCACATCCTTAACAGCTTCACCATCATACACTCTCATCTTGCTGTAAAGGTTTGAATTCTCATGCTCGTGCAAACGAGTTAGCACACTGAACTTGGCCAATATATCTAGTGTCTGTGGAGCACATGATGCAGCCGCCAGGCTTGATGTTTCTAACATCTTCTCATAAATGTCTACTTCTTCGGTGATGCGTAGGCAATACGGCACCTTAACAACATAGATACGATCGATAAATGCTTCGTTGTTCTTGTTGTTCTTGAAAGTCTGCCATTCTGCTTCGTTTGAGTGGGCAAGCACAAGTCCATTGAACGGAATTGCAGAAATTGCTTCGGTACCAATGTAGTTGCTTTCCTGCGTTGCTGTCAGCAAAGGATGCAACATCTTGATGGGTGCCTTGAACATTTCAACAAATTCAACNACACCTTGGTTGCCACGACAAAGGGCTCCGCTAAAGCTGTAGCTGTCTGGGTCATTCTGGCTGAAGTGCTCCAGCATACGAATGTTGGTTTTACCAACCAGTGCTGAAATATCTTGGTTGTTGTCATCTCCTGGTTCAGTTTTAACAACACCAATTTGTTCTAACTTGCTGGGCCAAATCTTAGCCACACGGAACTGGCTGATGTCGCCGTTGTATTCCTTGAGACGCTTGATGGCCCAAGGACTAGCAATCCCAGAAATATAACGCTTTTCAATACCATATTCTTTTTCAAGATCACTGGCATAGATGCTGGGATCAAACAAGTTCAACGGTGTTTCAAATACTGGGCTGAGATTGTTGTCTTTGTCAGCAAGAACGTAGATGGGAAACTTCTGCATCAGTTCTTTAAGGCGTTCAGCAAGGCTTGACTTACCACCGCCAACTGGCCCTAGCAAGTAAAGTATTTGTTTACGCTCTTCAAGTCCCTGTGCACTATGCTTGAAATATCCAACGATGCGTTCGATAGCTTCTTCCATACCAAAAAAGTCATTGAATGCAGGATACTTTCTCACTGTGCGATTCAAGAAGATCCTACTGAGCCTGGGCTCTTTGCTGGTATCTACCAATTGCGGTTCACCAATCGCAGATAACATACGTTCAGCGGCTGTGGCATAGGCTAGCTTGTTGCTTTTGCAAAGGTTAAGATATTCATCAAAACCCATAAACTCCGCACTACGAGCCGCTTGCTCGCCTTTGAACCTATCAAAAATATGTGTCATGTATTTCCCTCGATGAAAGCCGCCCTGGGCGATACTTGTATTTACGATAAACTTATTCTTTGGTAGTTTTTGTCTTTCTTGCCTTCTTTACAACCACTGGCTTTGGCGGAGCCTTGGGTCGACGTCCCCATGCAGATTTTACGTTTGCAGGGTCACTTTTTGTGCCTGAATCAATGTACTGTATCTTGCCGCCCGCGGCTAGGAATTCTGCCACTGCACGTTCTGATTCTTCTTGTGCCAGTTGTTGTTTTGTTTTTTCTGTCATTAGGTCCATAATCCATGTCTAACTTTAATGAGACGAATCATCATCTCTTCATCTTCTTTTTCGTATGCGGCTTCGATCTTTTGCAACAACTTGTGTGATCGATCGCTCATCTTTTTAAGTTCGGGGCTCTTGTCGCCGCCCCAACTTAGCTTGCCGCCATTGGCAATACGGCTAGCTTCGCAGTATTCTGTCCAGCCACTTGCATCATATGCATCAGGACGATTTCGATATGTAGTGGTCCACCAGGTATACAAGTCCAATATCTCTTGTGCTTTCACAGCCTGCGGAGTGGGTTTCATATAATAAGGCTGATCCTTACAGTATTCTTCGTCGTGTATCAGTTTGCGTTGCCATTCTAAGTTAGCAAGACCGCATTCTGCATTACGCCAAGTGCGCCAACGGAACCAACCGCGAGCATACCAAGGTGCTTGAAATTTCTTACGTGCCTCATCGTCCCAGGCTATGTGCCACCATGCAAGTTCGACTTCAACAAAGTCAACCAGTTCGTTAAAAAGACATGGAAGGAATCGATTCCCAACATCGCACCAGTCGCCAGGACGAATATCCCGAACATGAGCAGTAAGAGCATGAGTGCGAGTAACCCAACGATTGTTAATATAATACTTGATATCATATAGTTTCCTTACAGGCCAAGTAACAAAATCCTGGAGATGGCTCAACCCTTCTTCTGCCAACCAGTAGCGAAAGTTGTGCTTCATCTGTGCCGCGGTTGTCCAGTTGTCCCACTCTTCGCTGGTGCCAGCACTGAGCTTCTTTGTGCCTCGCACCCAATCTGCAAAAGGAGAACAACTCCAGTATCTTGTGTGTTGTGCCATATTAGTCTTTCAAATATCCGTTTAAGGTATAGTACACTACTGCTTCTCTTACTTCCGGAAGACGCATCAACTGCCTCAATTGATTCTGATCCTGGATCATCCTGGCTAGAATCTCTTCTTCTATGGTAATCTGTAGCGCAGGTACTTCTTCTGTATTTGCTTGCATTACCGCAGCCATTGAGCTATTTTCCTCCTGACATGATTCCATCAGTATGGAATGATTCCAAAACAATGGCTGAACTTTCCTGAGTACTTTGCGACTGTTGACTTGTGTACGTGTATCATCAAGCCATTCTCTAACTAGGATGCTTTTGTCTCTTTCGTGCATGATGCATAGACCTCTTCACTCACGTCTTTTTCTGTTTCGACATGGTTGATTGCTTTCCACCGTGCCCAAACATATTCTCCGTCACCGTTGTGACCCGGAGCACCAATCAACTTATATATCCGACCACTGTTGGTCACACCACACATAGTAGAACTATCAAACTCTTTGATCTCACTAGACGCACGACCTTCACGCTCGGTTTCGTTGTAACCAGTAAAGTGCCTGCTGGCACCATCCCAGTAAGGACTTGTTACTTCAACTATACGCCATTGACTCAGTACAATCTCTGGTGTGTCTGCTACTGATGTTGTTTTCCAAATGCTCACGTTAATTCCTTTGAATATTAAGTTTACGACATTCTTCTTTGGCACGAATTGGTATGTCTGGACTGATCTCTGCGATCCTACAATCAATTACAACTTCTTGATTACGAGGCACAACATAAACAAGAATCAGCAGTACAAAAATTACTGCGGCAAGAACCGTTAGATACTCTAGTAGAGTAACACCTTTAGAATTTTTCATCGGTAAAAATCCCACGTGATTCGGCATGCTCATCACACAGCGTGACAATCCAGCCACCACCTCGTTGATGTCCTGGTTTACCACATTCTTCACATGTGCAACCACTCATGCTTTCTGCCATACGTACCATACCATCAATGATGTCATCTCCACCATCATAATAGAAACGCAAGGTACCAAATTTTTCTTTTACTTGAGTAACAACAACCTGGGAAACTGGGTCCGGTACTGATCTCAATCCTTTGTCAAGTGCTTGTTTTATCTGTTCATCAATGTCTCGATAATCTTTGTAATACTCTCTGATTGGTTCCATGTTGCCGTAACCAGCTTCGGCAATCATGTCATTATATTTGACAGCGCGATCACGCTGTTCATTTTTCCAATCAATGTGATGCTGGATGTTGCCGCACAGTGCCGCTATGATGTTGTACCAACCATCGCCGTGTTCAAAACCCCAGCACATGGCAGTGGTCTTCATGTCGGCATAACGATTGGCAAACATTTTTGGGTAGGTGCCGCAGAGTTTTGTGTCTAGTTCAGGTGACATGTAATGTGCCTATAGGATCAGTATAAACACATAATAACACGTCTAGCAGAAAGATGTCAACGAATAAATCGCTTTATGTTTCCGTAACCACTTGATATCTCAACCAACCAGTCCATTTTATGTTCTTGCTGGCTTCACCTTTGGCTCGGAATCTCAGTGTGTTAGACACAATGGATACATCAACGTCCCATTGAGTTGCGTTGTTTTGGTAGGTAGTTTTGGCAGCTGGACCAACTAGAGAAATGGTTCCAGCTGTGTTGTCTACTACTCCTTCCAGCCTAAATGCATTGCGCTCAACTGTGCCACCAGTCCTACGTCCAATAAAAGTGGCCTCAAAGAACCACGAGCTGTTGGCCACAGGAGCCAATGTGTTCGTCCAAACAAAATCTGTAAATGCCGCAGTGGTTGTTGTGACGGTGCCGGATTCAACATACAAATCTCTCGGCGAAGATACAGTGATATCATTACCATCTGTTGTTACAGTTACGCCCGCGCCTGCTTTGATACTGCGGAAAATCAGATCTGTGCCAACTTTTTCTTTGAATACCCCGGTTCCTGTTCCTACATTGCTTGCTGTGGTAAGATCAGTTAGAGAAGCTGAAAAAGTTATGTCGTTTCCATCGGTTGTGATTGATATACCTGTACCTGCTTTGACACTGCGAACTTCAACCAATGAGTCTGTTACTGCCTTTATGATATTGGTACCAGTACCAACACTGACCACTTCGTCTACCAGAGATTTCCAAGATGTGTTGAATACTTCCAGGGCTGTGGTTGTAGTGTTAAATCTCAATTGACCATTTGCGCCAGTACCGGGCCTTGCCGCAGTGTTACCAAATGGCACACGCATGGCTGCTGTACCCGGAATAGTTGGATTATCGGATACAGCTATTCTCAAGGTGTCTGATGCTGGTATTGTGGTCAATGTAATTGCACTGCCTGCTTCAAATGTCAGCTGATCAACTGGTGTGTTGGCCTGTATGATTGTCTGTCCTGCAACATTGATCAGTCCAAATGCTGTTATGGTTGAAGCAATGGTCAGAGTGTCTGTGGTAGTGTTTCCTGTCAATGACATACCAGCACCGGCTGTTAGTGTCAAGGTATCAGCATCACTATCTGCTACCAAAGTGGCTCCACCGGTTACTGCTATGTTCTTGAACGCCTGAACTGTGCTGGCAATGGTCAGAGTATCTGTGCCAGCATTTGTGGTGATTGCAATGCCTGCGCCGCTGGCCAATGTTAGAATATCAGCTGCCGAATCAGCTACGATATTGGTTTGACCTGAAACTGCAATGGTTGAAAAAGTATTGGCACCCAATACAGACACGCCCAGGTGATCCACAATGTCGCCACCCAACGGCAGTTGTATTTTTCCATTGTCCTTGAACAGCCAGGTATAGTTGTAGGTTGAACTCAATGCTGATATCCCAATACCAGATGAATTCACATACACATTGTTGGAGTGCAATGATGCTCCACCGTCTATTAGATTGTCTTGCCCCCACTGTAGTTGTGCAATGGTTCCACTTACAATTTTGACACCACTATCTTGCGGATGTATCACTATGTCCTGTGACTGATTGTTGGATATAGTCGACTCATCAAACGTGATGTTGCCGGTGTTGGCTGCACTTCCTGCAGGTCCTTGTATACCTTGTGGTCCTTGTATACCTTCGGGTCCTTGTATACCTTGTGCACCTTGTGGTCCAATTGGCCCAACAATACGACCCACATCATCCCAGGTGCTTGTTACTGTGTTCCATATCCACAAGCTGCCATCCAGGTGTGTGCCGCCATCGCCAGTGGTAACAATCCAACCATCGCCGGGATTTCCTGTAGCAGGAAGGTCACCAATGGTAGCTTTAGTGCCCAATAAATTTACACTGACTCCTTGTTCGCCCGACGGGCCTTGAATGCCCTGTGGTCCTTGTAGGCCTTGATCTCCCTGTTGTCCTTGTAGGCCTTGAATGCCCTGTGGCCCAATCGGACCAGTAGGTCCCGTTGGCCCCGGTACAGGCAAAGTCCATAGAACGTTGAAACCATCTGTGCCTAGCACATATCCGCTTTTTCCAGCTTGATTTGGAAAACTCACACTGTTAAGAGTGTTGACTATGGTAATGGTATCGGTAGTGGAATTGGCAACTATGTTTATGCCATTGCCAGCGGCAAATGTCAGAGTATCAGTTGGTGAATCAGCTGATACCACAGTGGTGCCAGCTTGTATGTTAGCGAACGAATTTGCGGCAGGAGGTGTCTGCGCTGTGATTGTTACGTCGTTGCCTACTGTGGTTGCTGTTATTAATGATCCAACAAAGTTCAGACTGGTCAACGCAGAAGTCAGTGTGGTTCCTTCTTCCTTGACCGTGATTGCGCTGCCGGATCCGCCACCAGTTATAGTCACTGTGACATCATTGCCTGCTGAAGTAGCAGTGACACCCGGACCAACAAAGTTCAAGCCGGTCAATGTAGATGTTAATGTATTGCCTTCGTCTTTGACCACAATAGCACTACCAGATCCGCCAGTTGATGAAATTGTCAATATGTTGTTGGTAGGATCGGTTTCAAAACTAATGTTATTGCCNGGTGCAAACCTCAGTGTGTCACCGGGTATGTTTGCTTGAATGTCTGGCTTGCCTATAACTGCAATCTTACCAAAGCTATTGGTTGCATTACCATCTGGATTTATTGGTATACCTGCTACAGATACATTTTGCAACACAATTTTGTTTGTCTGCGTTCCTGCAACGTCTGCGTATTTCAATTCATTGGGTGCATCCAACGGAATATTCCAAGTCAGGAATCCAACTTTTTTGTTTTGTGCATACTCACCCTGCGATCCATCTTCGTGCACCAGACCTTCGTTGTAAAAGGTATCTGTTGCTGGATCAACAATATTGACGCCAATTGTTTCTGTTTCCAATGCAATATTGTAACTGCGACCTTTGATCAGTGTAATAACTGGATTGGTTCCACTCAATAGATTTACTTTGAACTCACCAGACTCTTCACGTATTTTGAAGTCACCAAGTGCGGGTGCAGGTATTGGTACCACGCTGGCATCCAGTGTGGCATCAAATGGTTGTGTGGCAATATCTCCTTGTAGCACCACTGTTTTAGTGGAAATCACACGACCGCAGTTGTCAAACACTGGCTGGTCTTCTGTTATCAGCGAAGAACCACCTTGCATGCCAATCAGGGCTTCGTATACATCTGGATCCAAAAACATCTTAAACACATTGTCATAAACAATGTTTCCGTCACTTACTGGATAGGATCCAATCCTGTCATACAATCCGTTCAACTGAAATGCCAGACCAGCGGCAGCGGCAACTCGCGTGGCATCTTCTCCTGACCCGCCATTCATTCGATCAATGATGCCAGAGATTGCAGTCTTTGACTGATTGAACTGCGCAACATATTGAGCAATCACATTTTCTGGAATTTGACCTCCACCAAATGTGTCAATGTCTTGTTTCAGCCTTTTAAGGCTGCCATCCACCATGTTGTCCCAGTTGGCGCCAATGCCGCCTGTACCCAAACAGATGTTGCTGAGTGCCTGTTCAAGGTTGGCAATGTCTTGTATGATATTTCTTGCGCCTGCAGAATATGCGGCAACCATGTCACCAAGGATATTTCCAATGCGAGGTAGTGTAAATGGCACAGGACAAATACCACCAAGACCAAACAAACTTTCCAATTGGCTGGTAGCACTGTTGAGTCTGCCCAAGGTATCGTTTATGCCTGATGCTTCTAATAGATTTCCAATTTCACCTTGTAGATCTCTTAGTGCATCTGCCAATGCATTGGAAGGCAACTGACCTAGCAAATCTTCGATAGCAATGTTGATACAGATCAGCGGGCCTTTCATCAGATTGTTGATGTCTCCAGCCAGCAGAGCACAGAGCAACCGCTTGATATCAAGTTCGGTAGGTAGCCCTACTTTTAGGGTGTTGGATCCAACTGCGACGTTTACTAATGCCATAATACTATGTATCCTCTTTTATTCTGGTGCTTTTATCAACAACACACCCGGTGGTGTTTTGCCGTTTATCAATCCTTGTTGGTAGATATAATCTATCTCAAAGTCCGTTTCTAGTGGAGTATCAGAGGGCAGTAGATATCTACCTAAACTGCCCTCTGTTCCGAATGCTATAAATTTCCAGGTCGCATTCCATCCTTCTTGCTTGGTTGTATATTCGTAGAATGTAGATCCATTCCAGCCAATGCCAATGGGATTGTTCTTGTCGTATGCTGCCTTGCTAACACATCTACTATTGCCCCAGCCACTTTGAAACGCCATGATTTTGGTCATTGACAGTGCGCCAGCCGGACGGAATTGAGTTATGCCTGCTTGACTGTATGCTTTGACTGCGGTGTCGTGTCTATGTTGATTTGCAGCCAATACTTCATTCCACCAAAGCTTCTGCGCGGCTGGAATCTGTGACGCGACTTCTGAACCCGATGGAAATTCCTTACCTGTTGCTACCTTGGCCAACTCCCTGGCACGTTCGCAGGTGTTCATGGGGTTTACTGGTGGNCCTGGCTCATTGACCATAGATGCGTCAAATATTTCAACAGCAGTCTTCATAGGATCTGCTTTAGGCGGAGTAGGGTACGGGCCTTGACTTGGTGGGAATATTGCTCCGCCGGCAAAAGAGCCGCCACCAAACAAGGAGCCGCTGCCAGCCAGGACGCCGCCCAATATGCTACTTGGATCTGGATAGGTAACATCGCCCGGTTCTCTTCCATCACCGCTGACTTCAGGTCTGGTGCCTTTGCCTTCATCAGCTGCTTGTTCTTGCGCAGTCTGTGGCGGGCAATCTTTTCCAGGTAACGTGTTATTAGGAGTACCTGGAGTGTATCCTGGATTTTCTTTGCCGTTAGGAACAACATTGAGATTGTTGTTCCTGTTGTATTCTTGATCGTGTGGATTATAGATACCCGATACACGTTGACTGCCATACGCATATCCGTTGGCTGCTCTAATAGTACTTCTTGTCACTGCTCCATCGCCGCCGCCCTGATTTCCTCCCTGCAACACAATGTCGCCATTGGGCTTGACATCATATACCAGAGCAGTATGCCTTCCACCATCAAACACCAATACATCCCCGGGCTTGGCTTGTCCAGGATCAACTGGTTTGTATGCTTTAGGACTTGCGGCAGCAAGACTAGATGCATAACCTGCTCCAGAATCTTTGAGATTACTATTCACATAGGCAGCACACCAGGCAGTACCATTGGCAGCTGAACCGTACCCAAGATTACGGAAGGCTGCATCACCGGCGGGTGATCGTTTACCGCCTTGCCACTGATCTCTATTGGCATAGTCTTGATCCATCTGTGCACGTAATCGATCTCGGCTGGCTTGTTCACTGTTGGCTTGACCATCTCCTTGCACACCAGGTTTGGCATCTACTGGTTTGTTAGGATCATCAACATCGGCTTGCTTTTGTGGACCATCCTTGTTGGGATCATCATCGGCTGGCCTGTTGTCTTTTTCGTTCTTGTCTATTTCAGCTTGACGACAAGCAATGTTGCTAGGACTGGCATTGCCGCTGCCTTTGTTGGGTTCCTTATGACTTCTTGCCGCACGATCTGCACCCAGTGCTCGGTCCTGTGTTTCGGAAGTTATTTCGCCTACAAACACATCCGGTGATCCTTCGATGCGTAGATGTCCGCAAGTGTCTGCATTGCCTTCAAAGTTCACAGGAATATTTTCTGCAAACACTGTGGTACTGCCGTTGGCAGTGAGCCACTCATGATAACAATGAGGAGGTATTGGACATGAAGAATCTGCTGTGCCTACACTTCCGTTCACGCTGATTTGTAGATTGTTAACAAACACAGTTTTGGCCACACACTGGTCAATAGCGCCGCCTGCTTCGTTCCTGTCTGTTAAACGATGCACTCTACGTCCACCACGCGGTACTTTGGGTGCTGGTGTGGTTGTAACTGGTGCTTCTGGTGGTTTGTCTGTTGGCGACGGGGGTGGTGGCGTTGTAGTATTTTCTTTATTTGCTCTAGCATCATTCAGACTACCAGAGTTTGGATCTCCCATTGAAAAGGCATCCGCATATGGTTTGCCTGTTTTAGGATCCACGCCTTCTGGGTTGACCAAAGAATTTTTGTTGGCAACACTTCCCGAAGGAGATGCTTCAAAGTGATTGTGTGGGCCAGTTGATGCACCAGTATTTCCTACTGTGCCAATAAGATCGCCTGCACCCACTTGCTGGCCTGTTCTTAATCCTGCTGTAGAATCCAGATGTGCATGCCTGTATTCAACTCCGTTGGCATCTCTGAGTGTTACTGTGTTACCGTATCCGGTTTGTCCTGGTGATCCGGTTGGGTAGACTCCTGTTACGGTCATCGGTCCATTGGCGTACATTGGCGTACCAATTGGTGCCGCATAATCTGTACCGCCGTGGAATCTGCCGCCACGAGGACCAAAGTTACTACTAAGTCTACCCACCTAGGTTGTCCTTAGATCTGTATACTGCCAGCCGACACGATGCCAGTGGTACCCTGGATGTATTGGCTTGCTAGGGACTTTGCTGTGGGCACACAATGTACCACGTGCTGTTCCTTAAACTTAAATTCATGCACTCCTGGATCAGCGGTCAACATGTACGGAACCATGGTTGGTCCTGACTGCGCCATTGCAAGCACTACAGGCTTGTTTAGCACCATGATACCATTTTCGTCTGAAACTAGTTTACCAATCACTTCATCATTGCTGGTCAGCTTGATACTGACGATATCGCCTGGTTTTGTTACGTTAATCATTAACATGTGGTTCCTCCAATAGCATATTTAACCAAAGAAAAAGCCCCGGTCAAACGGGGCTTTTTTGATTGAATATTTACTGCTTATACTAGTTCTGTGTGGTCAAGGAATTCAACAAAATCAGTATAACCGCCAACATACCCACCATTGACAAATATCTGAGGAACTGTGCGCACAGGCTGGCCGGCACGCTTTTCCATTTCCTCTCGAAGCTCTGTTCGCTCATCAACCTTGTACTCTTTTAGTTCCCAGTCTTTTTGACCTACCAGTCTCTTAGCCTGTACGCAATAGGGGCAAACCTTTGTGCCGTAGATTTCAACTACCGGCCTAGTTTGATTGACGATTTCCATGTATGTAACTCCTTAAAGTTTGAATCCCGCAAATGTGTCTGCGGTTATGTCTTGCTTGATGCCGCCGACGATATAACTCTCTATCTCTGTTTCCTGTGGTGCGTTTTGCAGACCCTTGGAACTCAACCAATGTTGCATCCATGGCAGCGGGTTATCTGTTCTACGCTCATAAATTTCATTGTAGTTCAAAGACTTCAGCCTACGATTGGCCATATACTCAACATATGAGTGCATGAGCTTTTCGTTGAGCCCAACGATTGCTCCTCGGCTGAACAAGTAATTAGCCCAATCTTTTTCTTCGTCTACAACTTTACGATAGATCTCGTAAACTTCGTTTTCACATTCTTTCATTACCTCCAGCATGACGGGATCATCTCCCTTTTGCCAGTTCTTGATGATGTGTTGGCTGATGGCCAAGTGCTGTGTTTCATCACGTGCAATGAGACTCACGATCTTGGCAGAGCCTTCCATCTTCTTCAACTCACCAAATGCAAAGGTACAGGCAAATGATACATAGAAGCGAAGTCCTTCCAGTGCGTTGACATTCATCATGGCAAGGAACAACAACTTGCGCAAATGACGCTCGTCGCCTTTTCCTGTCACTTCCCATCTACGTGCATACTCAATGAAATTGTCGTATGCTTCAGTGACTGACTTGGCACGTGCTACGATTTTTTCATCGTCTAGGATGGTATCAAATACTTCACTAGGATTGCTGTAGATGTTCTTGATGATATGTGTGTAACTACGACTGTGGATGTTTTCAAAGAACTGCCAGGCATTCATGCATCCTTCGAGTTCAGGTAAAGAACAATAGGGACCAAATGCTTGTATGATACTGCGACCTTGTACGCTGTCTAATAGAGTCTGATATTTGAGATTAGCAGTGAAGATAAACTTTTGCTCATCTCTGAAATCCAAATAGTCTCCGCGATCTTTCTGTAGCGATACTTCTTCCGGTCTCCAGAAATATCCCAGCTGAAGCTGTGTCAGCTTGTCAAAGATTGGATAGCGAAATACATCATAACGCTGTGTATTAGGTTGCTCACCAAAGAACATAGTTTCCTTAGTGAAATCAACCTTGTTTCTGTTGAATACTGTGGACATGTTTTTCCTTAAATGGTGCAAGCATCACAGGCATCGTCGCCTGTGTCGCTGGGTGTTGTGATTGCGATTTGTGCAGGATTGCCAGCTGCCGCGGCAGCTTCTTCATCGCTGTCGTCACTCTTCATATCGTAAGTGTTATGATAGTAACTGGTCTTCCATCCCCATTTATACGTCATCAACATGTCTTTCATGAACACACTCATTGGTACTTCGTTGTTGGGAAACTGCGTTGGATTGTAACTCCAGTTACCGCTGATGCTCTGATCAAAATACTTCTGCATGGCAGCAACGATTTTGAAATAACCCTCATTGCTGGGCATATCCCATAGCAGTGTGTAATAGTTCTTCAAGCTCTGATAGCTGGGAACTATTTGCTTGAGAGGTCCCTTCTTGGATTTCTTAACTGATAGGAACGCTCTTGGTGGTTCAATTCCATTTGTCTCATTTGAAACCACACTTGATGATTCGCTTGGCATCTGCGCCGTGAGAGTTGAATGGCGAAGGCCGTTGGTCTTGATTTCATTTCTCAATTCTTCCCAATCATAATGTAGTGTTGGATCAAGGAATTCATCCACATCGCGCTTGTATGTGTCAATGGGTAGAATGCCCTGTGCATACTTTGTACGGTCAAAGAACTCGCAAGGGCCTTTCTCCTTGGCCAACTGCACACTTGCTTTCAGCAGATAGTATTGGAAAGCTTCTGTTAAACGATTCACTGCCTGCGGTGCTTCTGCACTGTGGTAGAACAACTTGAGTCGAGCAAGATAGTGTGCCAACCCAATATAACCAATGCCTAAACTGCGGCGAGCCTTTGTACTGCGTTCTGCTGCCTCAACTGGATACCCTTGATACTCAATGATTTCATCCAGCGCACGTACTGCCAGGTCGCAGATGTTTTCTAAGTCATCTAGATTGCGCAATGTGCCTACGTTGACTGCGCTAAGGATGCACAATGCAATCTCACCTGATCCATCAAGTCCCTGGATAGGTTCTGTTGGCAATGTAATTTCCTGGCACAGGTTACTCATGTTCACCTTGTCAATGAAACTGCTGTGCGAGTTCACATGGTCCATGTTCATGAGATACACACGACCTGTTTCAGCACGTTCCTTGAGTATCTCTGTAAAGAGATTCATTGCATTCACTGTCTTCTTGGGAATGTTCTTGTCTGCTTCGTACTTGGCATACAATGCATCGAACTTGTCGTTGTCACCAAATGCTTCATATAGGCCCGGAACATCATGCGGCGAGAAAAGGGTTATATTGCCACCAGTCAACAGTCTTTCGTAGAATATTTTGCTTGTCTGGATAGAGTAATCCAGCTTGCGCACACGATTGTCTTCTGTGCCTTTGTTGTTCTTGAGCACAACAATGTCTTCAATCTCTTTGTGCCAGATAGGGAAATGCACTGTGGCACTTCCTCCACGTACACCATTCTGAGTGCATGAACGAACTATTGCTTCATAAACTTTTAGGAAGGGTATGACACCGGTATGAGCGACCTCACCTCCTCGAATTTTACTGCCAATGGCACGGACCCGTCCTAAGTTTAGTCCAATACCAGCACGTTGGGCAATATAGTAACCGACCGCAGTACCGCTATTGAACAGACTATTCAATGTGTCATCAACGTCCACAAGCACACAACTTGCAAACTGACGAATAGGTGTACGTACCCCACTCATTACCGGGGTGGGAATATTGATCTTGAAAGTTGAAATAGCATCGTAGTANCGACGCACATANCCNAGGCGTTTNTCTNTAGGATACTTTTGGAACAGNGTGGCAGCAATNAGCATGTACATGAACTGCGGAGTCTCAAAGATTTTACCGTTACTGCGATCTTGCACCAGATACTTGTCTACCAACTGGCGCATACCAGCATAGGTAAAATGCAAATCTCTATCATGATTGATATAGCTGTCTAAGGTTTCCCATTCTTCAATGGAATAGGCTTCAAGTATGGACTTGTCGTACACTCCACGATCAGCATTTTTCTTGACCATCTCAATCAAGGGAATGTAATTGAACTGATTGAATACGTCCTTGCGTAGGCCATACAGCAACAGTCGGGCCGCAACGTATTGGTAATTTGGCTTTTCCAAGCTGATCAGATCGTTGGCACTGCGCACAAGGATCTCTTGGATATCTGCTGTGGTGATACCATCATTGAACTGCAAATCTGCGTTCATTTCGATCTGGCTGACACTGACGCCGCTTAGTCCTTCACATGCTTCCTCGACCATTATGTGGATTTTGTTGATATCTAGTGGCTCTTTGTGACCATCTCTTTTTACTACGTTGATTGGTTTCTTATCTGTCATGTTTTTATTTCTTCTTGTTAAATCTATCGAGGATGAGGTATTTACGATGCCAACCATATCTATATCTACGCCTTTATACGGCTCTTAAAGGTGCTGTAGACATGGGTTGAGAGCATTTCGGTGTCGCCTCCCAGTTGACTCATGTCAACTACTTTACCGCTATTATAATTGATCAGCCACTTGTTGTCTATCACAACTACCAATAAAATTTGCCGTCTTTCCTGACTGTTCAACACACCAAGTTCGATGCGTTCTTTGTTTTCTGGAAGAGCGGTCATCCATAGTGTGTAGGCAATGGCCACGCTGGTATGAGTGTGATCTAAAGGACCTGTAGATAAAAGATTCCAAGGATCGGGCCAAGTGTCAGTTGCCCAGGGTGCTGATACATTCGGAGTTGACTCAAGTGTTGGGATAGCCGCCCACCATTCTGCTGATGCTTTGGCAGCGTCTTCAAGGTCAATACACTCCAGTGTCTTACGAAAGTTTCTCCAGAGTACCAACCTAGCTTCAGTCGGTAAATCCCAGATCACAGTGTGTACCAGAGTCTTATGGTGTAATAAAGGTTGCCAGCTGATGAAGAACTGTTGGTGTAGTTGAGTCGGAAAAATCCGTCACCATCAATTTCGCCGGAAAAAGCCACAGTAGGGGCGCCAATAGCATTGCTGGTATCAGCAACACTGACATCTATACCATTGGTTATCATTCTTATTTGTCCTACTTGCATGTTGCCGCTGGTGTCCTTGAGACTGTAATCAATCACGGCAGTATTATACACAGTGGAATCAAAATATATTCCACTGAAGGTATCCATAACTGCTGCCAAGATTGGCAACGTGTCTGTCATGGCATCGGCTTTGTCCAATACGATTTCGTTGTTGACGCCAACTTCAATCACTGCATTTAATGCAGGTGCTGGCGCATTGAAAGTGAGTGTGGTTCCGGATACAGTGTAATGCACTCCGGCTGTTTTTTGTGTACCATCTACAAAGACCAAAATTTGACTGCGTCTGGCAATGCGAAAGTCCAATTCGTATGTGTCTGTGTCGCCAGAAGACACAAAAGTCTGTGGTGGGTTTCCAATGAACAAGCGTTTTTTGTCCATTGCATAACCTAGTTCGCCTTCCTTAAGGATGGGAAGATCCTCAAAGTTGCCTCGTCTTAATTGAATCCTAGAAATTAAGGTATCTGTAGTCATTGTCTTTTTAACCTCGCTGAAGGTATTTAGCTGTAGTAGGCTTCAACTCGTCTAGACCATGCGTCACAGCTTTCTTGCCACTTGGTACCTTCTAGCACATAGGTTTTGTATGACCCATCACGTGCTGCCATAAAAATAGCACCTTGTTTGATATCTGTGCTGTACACTTCGTTATGTGCCAGTGCGTATGCACACAACTGCATAAAGTAGTCCTGTACCCACTCTTCTTTCTTTAACAGCTTGCTGGTCTTATGATCCATGATTGAAGGAATGCCGCGGAACACACCAATCAAATCTGCTGTGCCTGCATATAAGCCTGGATAGTACAACGGCTGTTCCATAGCCCATATTTCGTTGACTTCAACTAGGCCTTTTTCAATAATGTTGTCTGCCAATGTTTTGGCCAGCATGCGAACATCATTTGTACCTCCAGGACGCTCTTCACCCAGTATGTGATTCTCCACATGCTTGTGTACCAGTGTGCCGAGCCCAGTTGATTCTTTTGAGATACGATTGGCTTCTTCGTCACCAACACGCTTGCGCCATTCGATCAGCGCAGTCTTGTCTCCAGTCTTGGAAAGGATTTCTGTAACAGACGGCAACTTGTCGCCGCCGTTTGGAGTCAAGTATCTGCGCCCATTTGGGCTATCTATTCGTTCTAGTTTGTGATATACTACAGGGGGATTTATCGTGATCATCGCTTAGTGTAAGCGATTATGTGACAGGTGTCAACCAGTTACCAAGCCACATACCAATAAAAGGTATCGCCTGTGGATGTATTGAGCCTGCGCTCAATTGAGTATCCAATACTTTGGAAATAATCAATGACCGAATTCATCTGTACCACACGTGAACGGTTTTGATCCACTGCTGTCCATGTGGCATAGTAATTTCTNGCCACGGCTATACCAGCGCCAGTGTCAGTCATCGTGGTTCCAGACACTGCTGTTTCATAATCTCCTGCTTCTACTGCGTCTAAAATTTCAGATTCAATGTCTCTAATTTCGTCAAATATCACACGGTCATTTCGAGACTTGGCACGAGACTCAGTTGCAGTTAGCATTGGCGTGTACGAAGGCATGTTATTATCCTAGTTTCTTGTCAAGGCTNGATGATGCCATCTTGCTAATGATATCATCATCTTTTTGTTTTAGTTTTTCTTCTGGCGATGTAGTAGAAATCTGTATTGAACGAGGATTAGAATTTTCAACACCCGGAAGTCCCCTGAGCAACAACATAAGCTCATCTATGCCCATGTTATTACCACTGCGTCGCAAATCAAACAACAGTTGGTTAGGAGAAATCTCACTCATACCAGCGGCTTTGGCAGCAAGTATGAGTCCCGAGACTTCGTCTCTTAGATCATCCAGTTGCGAATCAACTTCAAACAGCTTCATCTTTTAACCCACGGCCCAATGGCTCTTCAGCTGGACCGCTTGCGGCATCCAACCCAGCTGATGCATCAGCTGTGTCATCTGTTGGTATTGAATCAGTGCCAAGGTCTGGTGCAGACATGGTTGCAGGAGCCTGTCCCTGTAACACTGCCACTGCATCAGTCATGCCGTCGTGTGCTGCCTTCATTGCGTCAAGTGCGGCACTGAGTGTGGCATTGACGGATGTTTCAAATGTCTGTGCTTGGTCCATGCCAAATGCTGTTTTCATTTTGGCAATAACAGGCATCATCTTTTGAACTTGCATGCTGGCTAAATCTTCTGCCATACCCATGATATCATCAATCATGTCTTGTACAGCCAAAATCAACTGGGCCTGTTCAAGATTCTCACCTGTTCCGCCCATTTCGTCAGCTTCTTCCAGTTTCTCAACAACGCCGGTTTCGGCTGTTTCTTTGAGAAGCTGTTCCAACATGGCCAACTTAGTGTATGCTGGGTCTAAGTGGAAATCGCTCTTAGAATAAAACTGCTCTTCTTTGAGTTTGTGAACTTTACGTAGCAGTTCAGATGCCTTGGACACATCAACATTTACGTTGACTCGGTGCTGGCTTTCTAAGAACCTACGTGCCTTGGTGTTCTTTTGTGGCTGTGATACTTCAAGATCGTTTAATTTCATGTTGATAACCTTCCTAGTGATATTTATGCTTAGTTAGCTCAAATGTAAGAGCGCAGAGCTGTCTTAGCCGCCTTGCAATGAATCATTGCTTCTTCCATGCGTATAAGGTAAAAATCACGCTTGAATTCGTCAGCGTGAGTTGACTTCAATCGTATGCCAAACAGCGCGGCATCATTGAGATGATGCTGATATCTGCTGTCTGATCTCAATATGGTTTGTGTGTCTAATATGCGGCTTACTCTCTTGCTTGAGTTTACCCTAACAACAGCCATGGCTGACATAAACAGTCCTAGATTTTCTGCTTCTGTAGTGCCTGTGTTTGTATTGTATACATCATAAAAATTCTTCTTTTTGCCCAGCCAAGGTTCATTTTTGGTTTTGATCACCCAGCCATTTTCAAACACAAACTGATTGCCCTGTCGGTGTGCTGTAGCAACCAATTTACTAGCTGAGTAAAAATCATCTTCCAACAAAGCATGTGCTCTGTCAACTGCTTCTCTGAGCGAGTCAGTCAACTGAGCGGCGGGCTTTGTGTTTTTGCGTTTGCGTGTCATGACTGTTATCGCCTGTTCATTTTGGCAACACGTTTACTAGTTGGATTAAACCTCTTGGTTCTACGTGCTTTGATTTTTATTCTTTGCTTGAATCTACGCTGAGTTCGTTTCATTACAAAACGCTTTTTCATATCAATACGTTTGCCACAACTGGCAGCACTGGCCACGGCACGACCTTTGCGCCTGCCAGAAGTACAGCGAACTTTGCGCACAACTTTCTTGCCTCGTCGCGCCCAAACTAATTTAGCTTCCAGGATGACTTCTTCGCCTGCATCGTCATCAAAAAATTCGTGTAATCTCATTTTCTTGCTATCAAATAACCAAGTGTTGCCAGCAGGGCGGCGACCACACTACCAGCTGTAGTAACCAGCACTTTGAATTTGCTTTCCTGCCCTTCGCGCATCATCTTCTTGAGTTCTTCAAATTGAACGGAATTTTTTGCACTCATTGCCTCTAATCGCTCTTCAATTGCATCCATGCGATGGCTCAGGGTTTCAAACTTTTCTTCCAAACGACGATATCTTTCAGCACATAAATCCACATGTGCTTCTAGATTTTCCTTCTCGAGATTAGTGGCCATCGAGCTGGACTCCTTTGTATTGACACGCTTAGTTGGCGTGGTTATTAGAGCCTGTACATGCCTAGAGTGAGTGTTATAGTGAGTCCAATGATGTGCCTAAACGGAAACAATACCGCTGGATTATTTATCGAAAAGTTATGTTTGAGTGAGTCTATTTTCTTTGGTAAAATACAGGTTACGATTACGAGAATCTNGAGTTTCCAATACACTAGAAGTCAGCTCAACTGTTTCAGTTAGATTGGTATGTATGGGAATGCCGTCTGCGTCTTGCTTGAGTTCATTGACGCCAACATAGCCCAGTACTTCAATGGTCCAGGTTATTTTCCAAACATCATTGGCACCAGTATATTTGGATCCAAACTTAAAGTCATCAAGTTCACACTGTGTTAATTTTTCAACTTTTATATCCAGAGGTTGTGTGCGAAGACCAATGAACTGCAGGAATGTGTTGAAGTTCTGATGTTGCTGATAAGGCAGGGCCTGCGCAGGATCATTGACTCCTGTGCAAGTGATATCAATCAGTGTATAACAAGTAAAGAATTCCACTAGCTTGTGCCTTCATTATGTATGCACTATTTAAGCCAGTACTGTGGTCATGAGAAAGCCGCCTTGCGGCGGCTTTCTTGTTGCTGTACAGCGTTAGCTATTAAACAGCTGAGCTTGATACTGTAAAACCAGCACCGGCTGCTACAGTTGTACCACGAACGTCGATGCTGTTGGTACCAACATCATCGCCCATAGCCTGAAGAGCTGTCTGCAATGCGGCAGCTGAAGGTGCGGCATGACCGTCAGTGATTACATGGATAACGCCAGTTGAGGCGTTGGCAATGTCATAAGCGATTGTGCCTGGAATTGCACGTACGATCAATTCAATTGCTTCGTTTACTTCTGATTCTGGACGAAGATCAATTGCCGCGGCTGAGTTGTCTTTCACAGTTACTACGTAGAAAGCCAAGCTAGCGCCTGGAGCAATGATACCACCGTCTTCGGCACCTGCAGTACCATTTACACGAGTTGTTGTTGCCATAATAATTCTCCTTGATATGGAATGTTCTGAGAAGATCTATGTCTTCCTGCTTTTATTTAGTCCTGATGCCTGAATCCTGCTGAGATCGTGTTTATTTGAACAGTTTTTTAACGTCTGGCAACATGGCTTTGCCTAGTCTATAGCCGCCGTACAGTGCCGCTGCCGCTACTGCCAAGGCTTTCACAGTGTCAGATTTGTCTTCGGGATCTGGTGCATCGCCCAGCTTGTAACCTTCGGCCCTGGCCATGTCTTCTAGGAAAGGCTTTAGTTCACTACGTTTGGCATGCAGGTTGAAATACTGCATGATCCTGGACATCACCTGGTTACGCTCATGTGGGTTCAGGCTTGGCCAGTCCTGGGCCATACGACGCACAGACTTGTACATGATGTTGTGTATGTTGAGCATGCGTTCTAGTTTGAGCAAGAAACGCGAAGCATCGGTGCTGTCGATCCTGCCAGATGCCATGCTGTCTAAGAAAGATTTAATTAACTGTTGGTTCACACGTATGCTTTTACGAGCTTCAACATTTTTGGCTTGATTGGCCAGTGACGTACTGATCTTGCCAACAGGATTTACTAATGTGTTAAGAGCAACGTACAAGTCTGTGGCCATGTTGCGTTCTTGTTTGAAATTACCAAAACTCATTGTACGATCAGCATAAGCTATTGCTGTTTGTTTAGTTAATGGCACACAATACATCACCCATAAAGAAATAATGCTCATGAAAGCATATTCAGCAACGTCTTCAATGTCCATGCTGTTCACAGCAACTTTGCTTTTGAACAACTTGCTTTCAACAAATATACTGCTGTAGGCTTCATCAATCTCTTGTGCCAAGGCTTCATCAATCTTCATATGAGTTCTCTCTATTATATTTCGCCAGTGAATCTGGGATTATCTGGTGCACTGCGAAAGTGCGGATTAACAATCTTGCCTGCAGGAGTAACATAGCCTTCGCCACCTGGCCGTCCATTGGTGCTGGCTGTGATACCCAGTGACTTGGCCAATTCGCTGCCGTGCTGTTTGGTCAATTGATCAAACACCTTGTATTTGGCTCTCTTGAGTGCAAGAAATGTGCTCCAGAACAGTTTCCATTCTGGCTTCTTTTGTATTTCAGCAATCACTGCTTTTTGCGGCTCACTCACTTTGGCAGTGATCAACCAGTCATTGAAATCCAGAGAATCGTGACTCTTGCCCAGCTTGACTGCATAGTTATAGAGTATCTGCTTGAACGTGGTAAACTTTGGGGCCGTGAAATTGGAAATTGTATCAATTGCGGCTGCATTTTGCTTGACCATGCCAATGGCTCGATCTATGTCTGCGGTGTCGATGTCAATGCCACCCGTGGGTTTCTGTATATCCAGCGCAATCAACTGTGGAGTGCTGTTGAGCATGGCTACTTCTTTTGGATCTGCTGGTGTTAGTCTAGGACTACCTAGTTCATCTGCTTTGCCGTGCACAGTCACAAACACCAGTGCAGTGGGCATTTTTCCATAAAGACCTTTTGGGCTCACTGTGTAGGTAACCTTGTTGGGTGTGAACACATAGTTGCCTGCAGAATCCGGCTGTTGCTTGCCAGTGAACATGATATCACCCTTGAAAAATCCTCGGGTGCCTGCTGAGGCTTTTTCAAATACGTCCCATAGCGCCATGTATTTGTCGCTCAATGATTTGCGCACCTGTGCATGATCGTCATCTGTTTGGTCTGGACGCTTGCGTCCTGTATTCTGTATTTCTGATGCCAGATCTTCTTTTGGAAGAACCAGCTTCTTGGCCCACTGTGCATTGGGAATCAGATAAAACTTGCCGTCGTTGCTGTAGCCCCAGTAGATGGCCATTGTGCCGTCCCATTTGACAGAACTTTCTCCTGCATTGTCGGCAAGACGTTTGAGATCTATCAAGCTAGCGAGCCCGCCTTCTGCACCGTCCACAATGAGATAATCTTCTATGTGCTGTAGGTCGCGACCCACTGTGGCTTCGCTGAGTATGCGCTGTCCTGCTTCAACTAATAGGTCGTTAAATCTCATGGTTGTTTTGACTCTCGTATGTAGCGCACACCTCTACGGAACTTTTCCTGATCTCCGCTTTTCATGCTGTTAAACAAACGCTTGATCAAATCTGAAGCGTCTTCTGGGGAGTAGTTGGATTCTATCAACTTCAGTAGATTTTGTACGCTGGCAATGGCTTGCACTGCTTTACTTTCAACAAAGAAGTGAACGTCCTTTTGGGGGACTAAATCGTTAATTTCTTGTAGTAGGCTACGGGTCTGTTTCTTCATTATCTCTGCTCCCAAATGTATTTATGGCATAAATAAATCAATAGGAGGATTGTATCTCATGCAACCAACACAACAAATTAGAGACATCATCGACCGTCTGAGTTTATTAGAATCTGAATTGGGCGAAGCACCTGCCGAGCAACCAGGCATAGGCGCTAGAATTGGCGACCCAAAGCCTGCTGGCGGAATGAACAATGATGCAGAAGATCGCAGCAAAGCACAGAAAGCCATGGCTCGCATGTACCAACTGGCACAAAATGGACTAGTTGATAAAAGCCAAGTATCCAGCCTAAACAGCGCAATGAAAGCCATGATGAACGGAAGTCCGTTGAGCAGTCCACAGCGTCTTGTGATGTTGGACGTGATGCAGAGCTTGATGGATCTCATTGGTGACGATGCTAGTTTGGTATCGCGCATCAAGCAAGACCTAGGCAAGCAAAAAACAGCCACACCAGCAGTTTAACTCTGTCCTTGGGGTGGTTTTTCCCAAGCAGGTGTGCCTGTTGCTTTCTCCCATTTGGTTGAAGGACCAGATTCTGGTACTTGTGGAGTTTTGCGCAACATTGCTCTTAGCTGTTCTGCACTGGCAACTCGTTTAACTACGGCAGCGTCACTGGCAACCCCAGGGACGCTTTTTTCTTGGCCATGTTGTTGTGTCTGCAATCTCTTGTACAGTACGTCAGCATCGCTTGGCCCATCGTCTGCATCTGGATCCATGTCACTGATGCGCAGGCTTTGCACGTTGAATGCCAGTTCCATCTTTTGTCCAACTGCACTGGAACTACGTGTCTTCATGAACTGTATCTGCACACGCCCACGTTCACGCAACACAATACTGGAAAAGATGCCAAACACGTTGTCTGCTGTTTGAATCTTGCTCAAGCCACCTGCGATGTGACTGTGATCAAACTCCACTGTTTCCACAGCTGAACGATTCAACTGCGAGGCTGTGACCAACAACAGATTGAGCTGGATTGACAAGTTACGCAGTTCTTCTGATACCAGCTTGTCTTTGATAAACAAGTCTGCTACTGAGATCTTCTGTCCTGCTGGCATCATCAAGTCCAGATAGTCAACAATGATAGCATCAACTTTCTTGCCGGTCTGAACCTGGAATTCTTTTAACCATGCTCGCAAGTCATTGATGGTGATACCATTAGGCAACTGCACCACTTGCAATGCACCTGCTTTCTTTCCTGCCATCTTGACCTTGAGTTCAACGTCATCAATGTTACGGAATACTTCCTTGGTTGGCATGCCTGTGACCATGCTGTCAAGTCGCAAGCTGGTCAGGCCTTCACTCAATTCAAGACTGAAGTAGATAACATTGTAACCCTGCAAACTCCAGTTCAGTGCAATGTTCTGCAAGAACAAACTCTTGCCTGCGCCCGATCCGCCTGCAAAGATGTTGAGTTCGCCTCGATTGAAACCACCATACAGTTTCTCATCCACAGTTTTCCAACCTGTACTCACCTGTCCGTTGGCATCTTTGAGAATGCCCAATCGTGCACGTGGATCAGCATAGTAGTCTGTACCAAAGCTCTTGGCCAAGCCAATCTGTGTAGCTTCACGTATCAGCTTTTCCACCCCACCATACTGTTGCTTTTCCAGCATGTCTGCACTCTTAAGTATTGCCTTCTCTAGTGCCTTGTATCTACAGAACTGTTCAAACTCGCCCAGGAACCAGTCAGCATGCACGTTGGCTGTGGGATCAATCTGCTGTAGGTTGGTTCCGCATGTGGCGTTGACCTGTTCTGCTGTGGGCACCATGCTGTGCTGATCCACATACTTCTTGATAAAGTCTGCGGCAGGATTCAACCTACGGGAGAAGTAGTCAGCTTCTAAAATACCCTGGCATCTACTGGCCAGTTCTCCATTGCCAATCAAGAACTCCAGGAACAACTTTTGCAAGTCATCTGAGTACTCTTTAATTTCATGCTGTTCAGCCATCAATTCTTCCTTAACATAATTTTTATCTTCAACGGATTATCTTGTCTCGATTGCACTATACTGTTTAGCGTGACCACTCGGCCATACGCTTTAGCCGCATCTGCGCAATCCTTTATTCCGTTATCCCAGTCTGGGAATGCCACGCTCCACCCTAGTTCTATCGCACGTTCTGCCAGCTTGGTTCCACTGCGATCTCTATCTGGTACTACGATAGGTTCAACATCCAGGTCTGCAATTAACTGTGCTTGCTTGGCACTGATGTCATTGTGTAGCACCGCAACACCATCCACTGCCAGTGCATCAAACTCGCCTTCTACTACCAGTACGAACTTTCGAGGTTCTCCTTGAGGATCCATGTTAAACACAAAGTCAGTTGGCGCCTTGCGTAATATCTTTGGTGTATCCTTGGGCGGTGTGCCTATCCAACGTGCGGCATATCCCACTGTGTTACCTCCCCAAGTATACGGCAAAATCACACGTTTGTCAATGTTCCAGAACTTGGCATCACACCAATGCCAGTCTGCAAGCCCTGTCATTTTCCTGTCTTCAATGTATTCTGCAGCCTCGCATGTGAGTGTGCTGGATCCTGGTACTTCAATAGTGGGCCATTCAGGAGTCCATATCTCCTCTGCCTTGTACTCCACAATTTGTGTGTCATCTCGTTCACTCATCAACTGTAGATTAAGGCGTTGCACCTCACCTTCGTCTACACCAATTTGGCGTAGCAGTGTCTTGAGCTTGTGTCCCATGCCCTGGCCTGGTTGCCAGCGTACTTTGAAGCCACAATTGAAACAATGATATGCAGTTGAGCCGTCTGAATCAAAGCGGAAGCCTCCGCGGCGTTTGGTATCTGGACGCGGTTGTCCGAATGCCACACACATAGGACAGTTGATTGTCCACCAGCCCTTGGGGCTAGATCTCAATCCATGAACATGCGCTTTTATAGTTTCTTGAATCAGACTCACAAAGCTAGTTTACGCTCTGCAGATCACTTTGTCAATAGTGCCGGTGTTCGTTATGTCTGGAATATACTTGATTCGCAACCATTTGGCACGGCTGTTGATATTGAAAGTATCTATGCCTGTGTAGTCCGTATAACTGTATCCTGCTGGATCACCAAGCAAATTCCAATTTACAGGAACTTCCTCAAGGCTGGATTCTATATAAATGGCACCAACATAATCGGTCATGTACACAGCAACGGTATTGAGTATGCATACATCACTTACCTGCCCGGCTGCTTTGAGTGGTCCTGAATATCCAGTGGCAGTGAAAGGGTCTGAAAAAGACACAGTTTGATCACTTGAACGAAATGCCTCATATGCTCCTGTGCGCAGTTCAATTTCTGCACGAGCATCATAGTTCAAATCTGTATAGCTGGCACTGGTCGTACCGTCGGTTGCTACCAGCATGATGCCCACATGATAAATGCCTGCTGATATGCCTACGGTATCGTGATCCAGCAGTTGCAACTTGGCCTGGCCCTTGGCAGCATCGCTAGCAAAGGCTGTTTTTCTAATCAAAGCTTCACCTGTAATAGGATCGGTCATCTGCCATATTACCGTTTTAAGTGTGATATCAACGGGCTTGCGATCCCTGTCTTTGAATTGCAAGTCAATGGTGTTGTCCACACCTATGTAAGCCGTATAACGACGTTCATTCATAGGAGTATTCCTTAAGGTTCCTACTCCAACCATTACGTGGAGTACTTGATCATATACATACGATACGTTCATGTTCGTTCCTGTGTCATACCATATTTATGGTTTGGTAAATACTCACGACGATGAACACACCCGAAGAAATACTAATCATGCTTGAAAGATTCCCATTTTTGTGCCTGGCTCGTTACAGCGGGCAGGAATATGTGGGCATCATACAAAACTACGATAACAGCATAGTGAGCATGTATGTTTACAATCGCCTGCAGGAAGAGGACAAAAAATTGTTCTTGGAAATGGGCGACGAATGGTGGTGGGCAACAAATAGACAGTTGCCAATTAACATTGTGCTGGGCATGAAATTCAAGCCTTTCCAGTACAGTTTACAAACATTTTCAATCAAGGAATTTGATGTGGTAGCAGGACACGTGGTTACATTACAAAATGTGATCACAAAACGTATCAAGCGCAGACAAATACAGCTGATACGTAAAATAGACAATTCATGACAAAACTAATATACCTACTGGTAATGACCCACATTACCATCCTCTGCGTAACTCTATATCTACATCGTAGTCAAGCACATAGATCAGTTTCATTCCATCCTGCTGTGAATCATTTCATGCGGTTTTGGCTGTGGCTTACTACTGGCATGGTCACTCGTGAATGGGTAGCAGTACACCGCCGTCACCACCAAAAGAGCGATCAACCTGGAGACCCACATAGCCCACAACAGTATGGCATATGGCGTGTGCTGTTCGGTGGTGCTTTTCTCTACGCCAATGCATCTAGAAACAAGCTCATGGTGGAACAACTTGGCATAGGCACGCCCGATGATTGGTGCGAAAGAAATATCTACAGCAGATATCCCTGGTTGGGCATCTTGCTTATGTTTTATATCAACATCATGTTGTTTGGTCATTGGGGCATACTCCTATGGGGTATTCAAATGATCTGGATCCCGTTCTGGGCCGCTGGTGTGATCAACGGGCTATCTCATTGGTGGGGATATCGCAATACCGATACCAATGACACTTCTCGTAATCTTGTGCCCTGGGGCATTTGGATTGGCGGCGAAGAACTACACAACAATCATCATGCTGATGGTGTCAATGCACGATTCAGTCAACGCTGGTATGAGTTTGATATTGGGTGGGTTTATATCAAACTGCTGACCATGCTGGGCTTGGCTAAGATAAGGCCTGTTCCTGCAACAGATTCATCTGTACCACAATAGCCAATGCATAACCCAATGCATGGCTTTTCTTGAAGCTGTAACCTTCATCGCCCTTGTCCCAGATCTGTGATTCAATCTCAGCCCAGGGTCTACCAACCAAATGCCTTTTGCCTGGTCTAATCAAGGCCAGAACCATTGCCAACTGTTCAAGAGTCTGTGGTTTCATGCGCACAACAAGATCCGCATGTGCATGGATATGAAACAGTTGTTGTATGATTTCTTTGTGCTGTAACAGCGTCCAGTCTGGTGCTTGGGCAGTCAAGCGATCTAGATGATCTGGGTCTCTCACATCCTTGTACACACTTACATTAAGCACATCAATCTTGAAGTAACCAACTTCCTCAGCAGTCTTGTAATCCAATGTGCACAGTCCAGTAAAGGGATCTGCTGGCACGTCGTGGAAGTATACACCTGTATTGTGCTTGGTCACACGACCACGCGAATCACGTTGCATTGCAGGAACATGATCTATCAGCCGTAGCAGTAGATCCCTATCTGCCAAGTCAATGTCAATGTCTGTGCCCTGTGCTTTCACGATTATTTCCTTGTCACATGTCTTGCCGCGTCACGTGCTGATTTTGCTTCTGACATTGTGCGAGTCAGTCGCTGTTCAATGTCATCTACTTTTTTGATCAGCATGGCTACCAATGCTTTGAGTTGCTTGATATCGTTTGGTTCACCAGCGATGCGAAGTACCTTGTTCTCTTCACGTACCTGTGTTTCTGTTGCATTGTTGTATTGTTCCATTATTGTTCTTCCTCAACTGCGTTGAATACCTGTTGCATCCATATACACTCGTCTTTGTTACGTGCTATCCTGATGCGCCACGGATCTAGTTCTATATAGCCAGTTGCCTCTTGCAACTGATGTTGGTCAAATCTGTTTAGCAAACCTTTGCCTTGTTCAGTACCAAGCATGACCCAAGGACTCAGTCTTCCCACACGTATCCAGTGCAATGCCTGTGTGGTACTAACATCAGTCCAAAACTTTTTCCAATCCTGTTGCTGATCCATGCCCCATTGTTGCATGAGCAACACTGTGCGTTCTGCGGCACGTTGCACTGTTTCTTTTTTGGTCATTTCTCTTATGTACATTTCGTACACAAAGTCTTTGCCCCAGTTGGAGAACTTGACAGAGTTCATGACCAAGTATTTGACAAAGTTATCTGGTTCAGGTATATGCAAGTCAATGATACGCTTGCCCAGCTTGACAAATGTGGTGTAATATTTGTTCTTGGTAAAGTCCTCGTAGGAGGGAGTCTTCCGGGCACTGGGCGTCATCAGCTTGCGAAAGATCAGCCACGCATTATATCCTATGCGATTGGCCTTGTCATTTTCTGCTAGTATCCTGCGCTTGGGTTCGCACATGTGCGCAACCAGTGTGCTTTCTTTCTGGAAAGCCTTGCTACAAAACCTACATTCAAGTTGATCTTTCATCCACCGAACACTTCTTTGATTTCTGATTTCTTAAGGTTCATCTGTTCAGCAATTTGCTTGAGCTCGCTTTCATCATTGATGATACGCATGAGTTCAATTTCTTGTTCGCCTGCACTGGGATAAAGCTCAGCAATGAAGTCTGTGATTTTGTCTTTCTTCACACCCTTTGCCGCGCCAATCCAACTGCGCCTGTACGCTTTCTTGATACCGCAACTGGACAACAGCATCCACTGTAGTTCTGGATGGTCCTTGAGTTCCTTCATATTGATGTTGGAACGCTCATTGACTGCCTGTATGAAATATTCCTGCACACCTGATGAACCTTCAACACTGGCCGCCCAGCGTTGTATCAACCAAGGGCTAAATTCTTTCTTCTGCTCGTCTGACAGTTTGCCAAAGAATTCCATGTTGCGACGATCAATGCCCGGCAACACTTCTTGGAAGATATCCAGTTTGCGTTCTTTGGGTGCTGCCTTTTCTTTTGTTGCTTTAGGTTTGGTTGCCATGTTGTATTATACTACCACATCTTGCTAATGTCGAGCACTTCAGGAATCTTATTTGATTCTTTTACAAAGTAAGCACACAAGGGCTCTGGTCCATCAGTGAGTGGCAATGCCAGTATGTGTCCATACTTTAGTTTTGGAAAGTACCAGCGCACTTCTTGATACACGTTGACGATGTCAACTGTTAGCCATTCCGGCTTGAAACTCTTCATTGGATTAAATGCAAATGTCTTGAATCCCCTATCGTTCAAACTCATTATAGGAACAATTTCTGGATCGCCGTGATCGGGTTCGCCAATGACAATACTCCAGTCCAAGGGCATTTCAATCTGATAAGGCCCTATCTGTAGCACAGCGGCAGGAGCATAAAAGTTCTCAAGAAAAATAAGTGGCACAAAGAAATAATCAGGATTGTTTGGATCACTGTAATCTAGGACCCCATAACGCAGATCGTCAATTTCTTCTGGTAGAGTATTCAACTCAAATGTATTGTTATCATGTGTTAGTATTTTCATTTCTTTCCCTTTTTTGGTGAACGGTAGTCTACTTTTTCTATCAAGTAAGGATACTTGGCATCGGCGTAGAACTTCTTTCGTTCACGTAAATGTCTTTTGCTAAATTTGCTGGTGCTGGTTAGATCCCAGATCTGTACGAAGTCTTTGTCCTGTGCTTTTCTAATACCGCGCCCAATAGACTGTATAACTCGGACAAAGCTCTTTCCGGGTTCCAGGAGTACCAGATTAAAAATACGAGGAATGTTAATACCCACAGCAGCCACTCCATAGGTAGCAACAATAACCTTTCCAGTCGAAGTCGCAATCTCATCATATTCATCTTTGCGATCCTTGCTCTTCATTGAACCAGATACAAACACACTATCTTCAATGCGCTCTACTATCTGTTCTCCTGCACGAATACGATCAACAAGTACCAAAGTGTTGCCTGTGTCTGCAATGTTCTTGACAAGATCAGCAATGTAGTCTAATCGTGTGCTGTTGGTTGTTAGGTATTCTAGCTCTTCCTGATAACTGCCATATTCAGCAGTTTCTTCCATCTGCACCACATTTACATGGCATTCAGCCAGCACACCCATGTCCTGCAATGTGGCGGCACTGAGGCTGCTCACAACCGGACCAAGGCTTACTTCAAGACTGATCTTCTGCCAGTCTTCCTTGGGCACAGTTCCTGTGAGTCCCCAACGTATTGGCACGTTGGCAAAAGGTCCGGTGAGCAGTTTCTTTAAGACATCTGCTTTGGCTTGGTGTACTTCGTCTACGATGATAGCCGCCAAGCCTGTTGAGAACACCTCCAAGCTGATGTTGGTTTCGCCATCTTTGAAACGCTTGTCTAGCACGTTGAGACTTTGCCATGTGGCAATGGTGTGTGTCTTGTCTGTTTGCTTTTCATCACCAAAGTACACACCAACATCAAGTCCTAGGTTGTTGTAGTCCTCATATGTCTGGCGTACTAGATCCTTGTTGGGCACGATGACCAGGCTACGACCAATGTATTCTACACACTTGCTCATGGTAGCAGTCATTAAGGTCTTGCCAGCACCTGTGGCAATCTCCTGTATGCTTTGCGGAGTAGTAAGGAAGTTGTTGACTGCATCAACTTGATAGTCGCGTAGTCGTACCAGCTGACCTGCCATTGGATGCTTGTCTGGCCAAACCATATCTCCATGATATTCTTCATCAATGGGGACAAAATCTAAGTCATGCTGTTCTCTGTGATCCTCAACGGACACTTCATAATGTTCTTCATACAGCACAGGCAGGATGCGTTCAAGCAAGTTCACAAAGGTGGCTCCACCTAATGAAAAGAAGCTGACGCACCCATCCCAACGTCCCAGCTTGTAGGCAGGAACGTGGAATGCATAGGGCATAAAGAACTTGAGTTCTTTGGCTAAACGGTTGCGAGTGGTTACTTCCAATCCAACCAGTTTGGCATTGACTTCATCGGTTATACGTATGACACATGTTCTCATTGTGCAAGTATAGCAGGCGCCATGTTGTTTGTCTACCTATTCAATCACCAGATGTGAAAAGTAGCGGAAGTGGTCTTCCAATGTCCAAGTGTCTGGATCAATCTCTGTGCCATCGTGGGTAGTGTACTTAGCAGTAAACACCCCAGAATATCTCTTAAACGGATGCCACATATCTGGAGTCTTGCTGGCCCAACCGGCATCCTTTAATGCCTCATGCTTGTCGCGACTAAGACGCACAGTAGGAGCATTCAGTGCCTGCTCGACTGTGAACACATCTACCAACAGCAGGTCTCGGATACGTGCCGCTGGAATCAAATGCTCAAAGTCACAGTCATCATCTGCATCCACTTCATGATAGTGTGCCTTCATACCATCGCGCTGTTGGATGCAGTATTCGTGATATCGACGCAGATAGTAATCCATGTCGTTGCGAATTTCACGCAGGCGCTGTTGGTCATTCTCAACTGACTTATACTCTGCTACTAGCCCGGTCAAGTGACTGCGGCAATGATTTGCCACAGTCCGATAGGTGTCAGCACTACGCTTGGTCTTACCATAGCTTGGTGCACGGAATGATTCAAGTGATTCTTGTAATGTCATTATGAGTTTACCTTTGCACATAGTTCGTTGAAAGTTTCAACATTATACTGCCACCAACGATTAGTAAGTTTTGGCTTGCCGTTATATTCAAAAGGAATACCAATGGTGTTTCCGTTATGATGCTTGTAAGATGCATAAGGAAACACAAAATAATATTCCTTACCTGTAAATCTTTCAGTCACTACTGCTAGAATAGTTGATGTATGTTGCTTGGTAGAGATATATGCTATTAGCTTTCGTTCTCCATTGCTGTGCTTGTTATCTGGATTTGTTAATCCGTGCTTAATTTGTTCACCTGTAACCAAGTCTGCTTCTGGCATATTTTTACGACATTGCAATACGCCGGACTTTTTACTAATTGCTTTTTCTGCAGCCTCACCCTCATTGATAAGATGCATCTTCCGTAAAGTTTCTATAGCATCTCCGAGTGTCATTACATTGTGTAGTTTACGACCAAATATATGCTTGTAGATATTGTTAACGGTTTGCGTCTGCATCTTACTTCTCCGTGTCAGGGAACAATCCCGGGGCTGCATTACCTTCTTCGATACCCATCTTGGCACCATCGCCATGATAAGGAATAACTAGTGTACCACCATTGCGCAAGTGTAGTTCGCGCAGGAAGTTGCTCATTGCGCTGGGCGCACTCCAAGTTGAACCTGGCTTGACATGTTCCCATTGAACCTTGGCCTTGGCATGTACCAACGCTGAACTCTTGAATGTCTGCTTGACAGTTTCCAACAATGTCTTCATCCAACCCGCTGGCAGTTTGATATTGTTAATGCCACACAGCCGTTCAATCTCATTGAGACCAATAAACACACCTTGG